ATCTTTAGAAGTTCTGCAGATGATCCCACGAATAGATTATTGTTTACTGTCTGAGGACCATTATCTTTCTGATCATCTTTATTCAATTCTTTATTCTTCTTTGCTAGTTCCATAAGGTCTTTATTTGCATCAGCAAGGGTCTTTATTAAATTGGTAACAACTTCGAATGCTCTTGGAGATTCTGATTGTTTTGCAATATCAACAATATCTTCTAAAGCAGAAGACCCCTTTTCGATAATGTCATACATGTTCTGTCGAGCAAACTCATAATCATTTTGTTCTATTTTAGGAGGCAAAATTACAGGATTTGGAGCAGAAGGCATTGGGTTCATACCTAATGAATTTGAAATAATATCTTTAACCGCCATATCGCTCTTCCGTTGTTACAATAAATCCATAATTATCATCTTCATCAATCTGAGATAGAGCAACTGACAACTCAAGATTAGCTGTTGGTTCTCCATCTGCAGTAAGTCCGGGTCTGGTTAATGTTGTGACTACACCATTGTTTGCAGTAGTATCTGGATATAAACGAACATCCACAAGTTTGATAAGTTTGCTTTCTGTAACTGGTCCATAAAAATAAGTTTTCATGGTGAATGTAAGAGAAAATATCAATACTCTTCTTGTCAGAAAGTCGTTTGCATAACTATCATCGATCTCAACACTTTGAAGAACCAACGGAATATCAGTGATGGTATCAAATTCATCACCCAGTAGTTTTGCACTGACAGTCCATTCAGGTGTAAAATATGGGAGGATTTGTTCAACAATACGTAACCCATCCTCCATAGTTTTTGCCATAATATCAAGACGAAATCCAATGTTGTATGGAACAGGATTATATACTTTACTATAAACATTCACACCATTTATATTTTTTCTTGAAACAACCTTATTAACTGTCTGTAATTTTCTTTCAGATGCATAACTTATTGAACTAACTTCAAAAGCCATTCTAGGTAGTCTAATAGCAGTTAATGCTGCTGCATCTGGGTTGTCTTCAATACGAGCAAGAAATTTTTCTCTAGGACCATATGCAATTGGAATTTTAAAAGTTTGTTCTAAAACTCCAGTGTCATTTAATCTTTCAATTTTAATATTATTGAAAAGAGTTCCAAAAATAACTACATATTTTTTAAATGATGAATTATAAAAAGGAGAACCTAACACTATATTCTCCTATCTAATTCACTAAACGGATCACGTTCAGTAAAATCTAAAAAGTCTATTGATTCAGACTCAAAAAAATCATTTTGAGATGATGGATCTAATAAATTAATATCATATGCTTCTTCAATTAATGCATGGTTATCTTCTGTCGCAAGAGAAAATGTATCTTCTGTCAAAATAATATATGGATCGTTTGTTGTAAGAAATGCATTGTAGGTATTATCAATGATTTCAATTCCTGTAGTAAATACTTCATTTGAGTATTCGTATAGTTCACATACAACATCATACATTTGAAGAGCACCCATTTGATAAAATATAGGTTTTTTATTTACATATTTAATTTGATATAAAGCTCCATTAAAAGGAAACCATACTAAATCGTTTTCTATTGGTCTATCTCTTTTAAGAATAGAACCGATTTCATTTTCAAATACTCTCACGGCAATAGAAAATGTAATTTGATCACGAACTTCCACACCAAATTTAGATAGAAATTCGCCGTCGCCTTCAAATCCGTTAACATTTCGAATATACATTTCAGCAAGAATTGCTTCTCCATATTGTGTTAACGCTTGTTCTCTAAAAGTACTTTCTTTATTGACAATCTTACGTGGAATATAATAAGTATCCACACCATGAATCTTGATAGATTCAATGATTAAGTTCTCAATTAAATTTTGTTCACCTGATGATGAAAAATTATTGAAGTAAAAATTTGTTGCCATTAATGACTCAACTCAGCTAACTTATGGCGTATAGCTGCAATTATTTTCATATGAGTTTTAGAAAGTAATCTTTCTTTCTCAATATAATTTAATACAGAAAGTGTTTCTTTTTTGTATTTATCACGCCATGCAGCATTTTTTGCAGTTTTGATATCCTGTACATTATCTAATCTATCAGCCAATTTAATTACCAACGCATAGCTCGACATTTTCTTCATTTTTTGAGCTAAATAATTTGTTTTTCCAACTTTTTCTATTTCGTCTTTATCAGATGTCAATTCTTGCACAAGTGAAGCAACAAGCACACCAAACATTTTTTCTAAATCTTCTTTAGTGGTGCGAGTATCCTCAATAGTATCATGAAGATATGCAGCACTAACAAGAGCATCAATGTTATGAGACTTTTTAAATTTCATAACACTTGCAGCAACTCTTTCAGGATGTGCAATATATGGAGTATTATCAGATCGTGTTTGACCAGAATGAGCTTTAGCAGCGTATACTAAAGCATCTTTCATATCTTCATCTAGTTGACTGAATAAATTAAAAGGTAACATTTTTTAAACTTTTCTTTATGATTATTTATAATAGTATACATTTCAGCCAATCATGTCGCTGACCGGCAAGCTATAGCTAGAAATCATCTCTGCTTCAAGCTTATCGATAGCCTCATGAGCATCATTATAAATCTTTTCACCGTTAAATTGTACACCTCCGGGCAACTGCATACCAATAAACTTGGTTAAGTTTGTTCCCCACTGCTTTTTAATCAACTCTGTTGCATATCTTTGTAGCCATCTATCATTCCAAACGTCTGTAAATTGTGATGGTTCAACAATAGAATATGCTTCTACAACAAGAAATTGACCTACGACAATTTTTTCCCATGCAACGTCAACATACAATTTATTAGTATTTCTATTATAACGAATTGGCTGCTTACCAACTAAAAGTTGTTCTAACAATTGAATCTGTTGGAATGCCATAAAATAAGGAACCATCGACTGATACGTCAATGTATAAAGGTCATTAAGAGCAATCTGATAACGAATATTGAAGATATTATTGGTGGCAATATAATCACCGATATCAAAGATGTTTACTGCACCAATGATATTCTGTGGTAAAGTAACATACTTATTTGTAATGTCTTCTTGTGTAAATTGATGTTTATAATAAATCTTTTCAGTACCATCAAAATGGTAGTCCCAATAATACTTTAAAGCTTCGTCAATACGATCTTCTACTTGATCGTCATCAACGTTAATTTCAAGAACAGGCTTTCCTAACTTACGGAGGCAGTATTCTTTAAATTCTTCTCTTAATGTAATTTGTGCCATTGTATTTCCTCTTTTACATATTTAGGTTATCAGGAGAATCTAATGGATTATCAATACTTTTAAGTGATAATGTATATTTTAAAAATTCTTTATCTTTTTTAAGCATCTCTTCATTTTTTTCTCTTAGGGTTTTAATCCACCCTCTTTTGAAAGCTTCTATGATAATGTCATCTTTAGTCATAGGTATTTGAATATTATTTTCAATAAACATATTAATAGCAATTTTCATTACTTCTTCTTGAGCAATTCTTGCCCTTTCATGACATACATTTTGAATCCAAGTATCTATATCAAAACATATAGATTCCATTGAAATTTTTTCGCTCTCTGTAAAAATTATAGAATAAATTTTATTGTCCATTTTTTAACTTCCAATTAAGTATCCGCCAAAACAGTTAAATCTCCAATCGTCATAAGTTACTAAATCTCCTCCTTCATACAAAGGATACACAAAATCCCCAACATTTAATTGCATCATTGTAAAGTTACTTTCGTTATTCCACCCCGGTTGATATGTAGTTGTTACACGTCTACTAGAGTCATATATTGCACCATTTAAAGCAATACTAAATCTTAAATCACCAGTTTGTACATAAGGGGGGAGAATTGCTAGATAAAAAAAGTAAGTTCCTGCAACTGGAGCCGTAAATCTTCCATTAAATGGATTTAATGCAAATCCTCTGTTAATATGTACTATATTAAATATGTACGGATTTGTGGAGGATGGTGACATTATAGTACTGCTGCTTGTATGAAAAGCAATGTGTGATCCTATTGGTCCGGGGGGACCTCTGTCTCCAATAATTCCCTGTGGGCCTTGAAATCCTATCGGTCCTTGAAATCCTGTTGGACCTTGTTGCCCCGTGATTCCGACAGATCCAAAATATCCTGTTTCTCCTCTTGAACCAATCGAACCACGAAATCCTGTAACACCTCTGTTACCATCATTTCCTGTAGAACCTCGATATCCGGTAGCTCCACGAGTACCGGGATTTCCATCTGTGCCCGGATTTCCGTTTCTTCCGGGAACACCATCAAGGCCATCTCTTCCTTCATATCCAGTTGGACCACGATCACCTTCTTCACCTTTGTCCCCAGTTAACCCTTTATCACCACGAACGCCGACCGGTCCTCGTTCCCCAACCGGTCCTTGCGTTCCTCTTTCTCCAGTTGGTCCTATAACACCTGCAGATCCTCTATATCCAACATTAGGACCGGGTTCTCCTTGTTCTCCTTGTATTCCTTTAGAGCCAGCAAATCCAATTCCAATTGATCCGGTATAACCACGAGATCCATCATATCCTGTCGCCCCTCCGGGATTTCCTGTGGAACCTCTAAATCCCTCTGGACCCCGGTTTCCATCTGGACCTTGAATTCCTCCCGCACCCACACTTCCTTCGGGACCCGGATCCCCGGTTGGTCCTTGGTCTCCAACATTTCCTTTTGATCCTTGAAATCCAACAGAACCATTAAACCCTGTCAGCCCAATAGATCCTTTATATCCGACAGAACCTATAAATCCAACACTACCTCTAAATCCGGTAGATCCAAAGTAACCTTCAGATCCAGTATATCCCGGTCCACCAGAACCTATTGATCCAGAAAATCCAACACTACCTCTAAATCCAGTTGATCCAAAAAATCCATTAGACCCAAAATATCCTGCAGATCCAGTAAATCCCGGTCCTTCTGCACCAACAGATCCTCTAAATCCAGTGGATCCAAAATAACCTTCAGACCCATTGAACCCGGCTGATCCGGTAAAACCTACTGATCCAATATAACCAGATGGACCTCCCGGATTTCCTGCAGAACCCCTATAACCGGCTGATCCTTGTGATCCTTTAAATCCAGTAGATCCGAAAAATCCATTTGTACCATTAGTTCCTGCAGATCCAGCAAATCCTACTCCTGCCGCACCAACTGATCCTCTAAATCCAGTGGATCCAAAGTAACCTTCAGATCCAAAGTAACCTGCGGATCCAGTAAATCCCGGTCCTTCTGCACCAACTGATCCTCTAAATCCAGATGATCCTCTAAATCCGGTTGATCCGAAAAATCCTGTTGATCCAGTAAATCCCGGTCCTTCTGCACCAACTGATCCTCTAAATCCAGTGGATCCAAAATAACCTTCAGACCCATTGAATCCATTTGTACCATTAGTTCCTGCAGATCCAGTATAGCCCGGTCCACCAGAACCTATTGATCCAGAAAATCCAACACTACCTCTAAATCCAGTGGATCCAAAAAAACCATTAGAACCATTAAACCCATTAGTTCCTGCAGATCCAGTAAATCCCGGTCCTGACGCACCTTCCGATCCTCTAAATCCAGTAGATCCAAAAAATCCATTAGACCCAAAATATCCTGCAGATCCAGTAAATCCCGGTCCTTCTGCACCAACAGA